AGGCTGCTTAATATGTTTGATTTAATAAAAGACATGCTAGGCGCTCTTTGTGTCTTTGCTTTGCCGCTTGCTGTTATCGTCATTGCCTATGGGTTTAGTTAAATGAATAGCCCTAAAGCATGGATGGAAAAGGCTAACGCTTTAGACCATAGAAACAGCGTGGCCTATCGCGTGAACCCAAAGCCGGAAAGCAAGCGCCGGATTAAAAGACGGCTTAAAGCTTTGCAGCGAAAGAAAGCAGCAATTGATAAAGCGCTAAATGAGTTAAGCCGGAAGTAAAACAATTTAGATACCCTTTCTAGAAAATCAACTATGGCAAATGATGCATAGCGCCGCGCCTTGCGCCGCCTATTACAAAACGTAACGCGGTTAGATTTTCTTTAGGCGCTTATTTTTAGCTGCTTATTTTGTTTGATTTATTAGGCAATTTTAAAAGCGGTTACTTTGTGCAATGCTTTATTTTTTAAAGCTTAAGTTTTCGCCTTATTTTTAAGGCTTTTAAAGCCGATTGCCTATGACGTAACGATTAACAGGCAGCAAAAAACGCCTATTTTACAAGGCTTTGGGCTTATTGCCGGATTTATTAGGCGATTTATTCTAGACCCTGCCAGCGCCACCCCCCCGTACCCCGGTAGCGTATACAACAGCGACATATTTTGGGAATTTTGCAACCGTAAAGCACCCATGCCTCTTACAATGTCAGCGAAACTGTAAACACCCTACATCTAGTGGCAATTGAAAATAATTCACTATGTCAAGTATCCTACGCTTGCACTAGTAGAGTGGGACTGTTAGAATGCTAATCACACTCAGTTAATTGTTTAGGAGACCACTGAATGGAAGACTTAGGGAACGATGCTGTATTGTTTGAAGATGGCATACCTCTATGGGTAGACGTTGATCTAGAAGTTGATGATGACGGGCAACTGGCTATTGTCATTGACTTAACAGTAGATGAGTTTGATGAGATTACTATTAAGAGACCTCTCTTTGAGATAGTTGAAGGGTTGTTGGAAGATAATGATTATCAAATGCTCTATACTGTAGCAAATGAATTAGTAAGAGAATCTGAAAGACTTAGGGAAAAAGCACAGCGAATAGAAGACAGTACTGCTAATGTATCTGATTTATTTGACGCTGACTATGAATCAACCTAATCTATTCGGCTGGGAAGACGATACTCCAGACGAGACTTACACAGGCGACACTAAGCGTTGTTCTGGTTGCAGACAGGTTCTGCCCATCAATAGGTTTGGCTATAATAAGGCCAAGAGCTTGGGCAGGGCGTGTACTTGTAAGAAGTGTCTGAGGGAACACGGCTTTAAGATGCGTGAGCTACATGCCATGCATAAAGTACCGGATAATCATAGCTGTCCTATCTGTGAGAAGAGTGCAGAACAGTTATATTCACCGGGTATGGGTAATAAGACCCCGTTTAGATTAGACCATGATCATGATACGGGGGCGTTTAGAGGGTTTATATGTGACTCTTGCAATACAGGGCTGGGTAAGTTTAGGGATAATCCTGACCTGTTAAAGAAGGCTTTAGATTACTTAACAACATAGCGGGTATGTCTTGGTGATTGTACTCTTTAGAGTACTGAAATGGTATAATGAAGGTACACAATCACTAAGGAGAAACACTGTGTTAACTAAAAGTCTAGCTGTAATGGTCCATATGTTTTCTGGCGAAGGAGCCATATGTAAACGCATACAGCAATCCCAACAGCGCAGAGCAGATTACTGGCTGTTACAGAACATGTCCGACAAGAGCTTAAAAGATATTGGAGTTACTAGGGGGGAAATCTACGATAGAGTGTATCGCGGTTAACGGCTTGTAGCCATTTACTATAGTATACGGCCCCGAAGTACACTTCATTATAGCATTGAATGCCTGTTTCGTCAATTACTGAGTGACTAAAAAAACAATTAAATAAGGTATTGACCTCACCCCCTATTAAGTGGTAGAATGAAGGGGTAGGTCGTAATAAGGCTTATGAGTATGAACTTGTACTACATTAGGGCTGCTATACGTGAAAACACGGGGCAAGTCCTGACTTTCGATAGGATCAGGCAGCTTCTCTTAGAAGAAGGTTTGATATCCCAAGCAGAGCTAGACCATAACCCGATGGCAAAAGAGTTTGAGGGCTATGGTCGATACTTCTATACAGAAGAGTGTTCTGTAGATATCCCAACCAACCCTGAGATATATGTCCCTGAACTTCTAGACGAAAGTTTCGATGATTAACATATCAGCATAAAGGATTATATAATGCCTCAAGGTAAGGGAACTTACGGGTCAAAGGTTGGAAGACCCCCGAAGAAAAAGAAACCTGCTATGTCGAATGGTGGTATGGCCCATAAGAAGGGCAAACCTAAAATGATGTATGGTGGGATGGCTAAGAAAAAGAAGTAATGTTCTTAGGAGTCATTCTCTATTGTTTCAGTCCTACTGATGCATTCTCTTGCAGCATGGTGGCCCGTACTAACGGGCTATTCACTACTAGAGAAGAATGTCAAATCATTGTTCAATCTGAAATGGAAGCGATGGCTAACCAGCTTAAGGTTATAGCCCGTGCTAAATGCTTTGAGGTAGGCAGAACAATATAGGTTATCTTTCGGGGGGGAGATATGATAGCAGAAACACTGGCAGTCGTAGGGGCTGCTAATGCCGCGATTGGTCAGATTAAAACTCTGATAGGGCATGGACGAGAAATTTCTGCTATGGGTAAGCAGTTGGGTGCAATCCTGACTGCGGAAGAAACTCTGAAGGCTCAAGGTGATCGTAAGAAGCGTAGTTTGTTTGCCAGAGCTATGGGTAAAGATAGCAACTCCTTTGAGGAATTTCTTGAGTTAGATAAGCTGAAGCAAGCCCGTAAGGAAATCGAATCCCATATGCGGCTATACGGAAGACCCGGATTGTATGATGCTTGGGTGGATTTTCAGAGACAGGAGCGCATCCGTAAGCGTGAAGAAGCCGAAGAGCAAGCCAAAGCAAAGGCTTTCTTAATGGAAGTATTTCAGTGGGGTATTGTAGTCTTACTAGTAACAGGTGGTTGTGCTGGATTAATTTGGTGGGCTTGGCAGTTTAGATGACACTTATATCTCATTTTCCGCTTCCTAGTATGCCCTTTCAGACACATGTGAATGTTATATTTGAAAGTGGTCGTGGAGAGGAAGTTGAGAAGAAGGTTAATGCAGGGGAAGCTGGATCAGTGCAGCCTATAGATAAGGACACTCCGGTAGAGAACTTGAAGTTAGTTAATCAGCTATACGCATACAATCCTGATCCTAATAAGTTGCGTACCCCTGACGGACAAATAATAGATTTTGTGGTGGCATAATGGCAAAGACTAAAGCAGAAAAGATAGCCGCAGGTAAAAAACGGCATGGGTTCACGGCGGTAAATAAACCGCGCAGGGGTGGCCCAAAGAAGTTTGAAGTGCTGGCGGTTGAAGGTGATAACGTGAAGTATATCACATTCGGAGACCCTAATATGGAAATCCGAAAAGATAACCCCAAAGCCCGTAAATCTTTTAGAGCTAGGCATAAGTGTGACACTGCCAAGAGTAAACTAACGGCCCGATACTGGTCTTGCAAGAAATGGTGATCTGATGGCTGCTAAGAAGAAACCGAAGCGTGATGCTTGCTACAAGAAAGTAGCGAGAGCCATGCCTAAAAATTCTGCGTATCGTTCCGGTCATATGGCTAAGTGCCGTAAGGTTGGAGCTAAGAATTACAACATCGGCGGTAAGAAGAAAAAATAATGGCAGTACGTAAATCAAAAAAAGGTGCTGCACTTAAGAAATGGTTTAAAGAAGATTGGCGTGATGTTAAAACAGGAAAGCCGTGTGGTCGCTCTGGAAAGGGTGATAAACGCAAAAGTTACCCAGCCTGTCGCCCTGCTTCACAAGCTAAATCTAAAGCTGCTAAATCTGCGTCAAGGAAAAAGACTAGCTCCAAGCAGATAAGCTGGGGCAAGGCAAAGTATAAAGGGTGACTAGTAATGGATGAACGCTTAACGCGGATAGAGGACAAGTTGGATAAGCTTTCCCATGCAGTAGTTACATTAGCGCGAATGGAAGAGCGCATGATAACTGTATTTAAACGTATGGATAATATTGATGATCAACAGAAAGCTATGTGGGAACGCATTCAAAAGCTGGATCAAATTACTAACTCCAGAGGTCACAAGCTACAGTTCTTTGAACGCATTTGGTGGATTGTATTTACAGCCTCTATTGGGGCTGCTTTTGTTTATATGAGGACTATAGGATGAAAACTGAAAAGCAATACACCGACAAGCAGTTAATCTTCTTAGATGCCCTTATGTCCGAAGAATGTAGAGGCAACCTACGAAAGGCTATGGACGTAGCAGGTTACGCCAAAGAAACTAGCATATCGTCTGTGGTCGGTGCGCTTAAAGAAGAGATTAATGATAAAGCCTCTATGACGCTGGCTATGAATGCCCCTAAAGCCGCATGGGGTATGGTAGACGTTCTTAATGATCCAAGTGCTATGGGTGCTAGGAATACAGTGTCTGCGGCTAGAGAGATATTAGACCGTACCGGACTGATTAAGAAAGAACAGGTTGAAGTTAAAAACACAGGCGGGGCAATGTTTATCTTGCCACCGAAAAGTGAAGATTGACTATATGGTTAAATAAAACTAGGCCAAACAAGACCGCTAAGATACCTTATGCTTATGTGGCGTCTGAAGATGATCCTCTTGTACTTATCCCTGACCACGATAAAGCTGTCCTAGTAGAAGAAGCATTAGACTACCTTGAGGAAGGCAACTCGAGTCGTAAGACTGCGGAGTGGCTTACCTCTAAGACAGGTGATAAGATCAGTCACCAAGGTCTAATACATATATGGAAGTCTAGGCGTGGTAAGGATAGTGATAATCCCTCACAACGTCTGAAGGACATGGCTAAGGCCAATCGCAAGAGAAAGCCTAAGACAGCGGAAGCTAAGAAGCTTAGTGCAGCCAAGCGTAAGCAGACAGACGCTAAACGTAGGCTCACAATGGCTAAACGCCAGTTAGAAGAACTACAGCCTACGGAAGAGCTAGATACATCTAACCTAGACTTCTCTGTGATTGAAAGCGAGAAGCAAAAGACTGAGGTAGTATTTGCTCCCAATGAAGGCCCACAGACAGAGTTTCTAGCGGCGTCTGAAAGAGAAGTATTATATGGCGGGGCGGCTGGCGGCGGCAAATCCTTTGGACTACTGGCTGACCCTATGCGGTATTTCAGTAACCCCAACTTCAACGGCCTGATACTGCGTAGAACCAATGATGAATTACGTGAACTAATATGGAAGTCACAAGAGTTATACCCTAAAGCATTCCAAGGCGCAAAGTGGGCTGAGAAGAAATCACAATGGACTTTCCCTAGTGGAGCCAAGCTCTGGCTTACGTATCTAGAAAGAGACCAAGACGTACTGCGCTATCAGGGACAAGCGTTTAGCTATGTGGCTTTTGATGAATTAACTCAGTATGCTACGCCCTTCGCGTGGAATTATATGCGCTCACGGCTACGTACAACGGACCCAGACCTACCCATTTACATGAGGGCTACAACAAACCCCGGAGGAAATGGACACGGTTGGGTTAAGAAGATGTTTATTGACCCTGCACCAGCAAACAAGAAGTTTGTTGCTAAGGATTTGGAATCAGGTGAAGACCTAGTATATCCCGATAGCCATGAGAAAGCAGGGGAGCCGTTGTTCTATAGGCGGTTTATACCAGCAAGTCTACGGGATAATCCTTACTTGATGGAAGGCGGTCAGTATGAAGCTAACTTGTTATCTCTACCGGAGATGCAACGTAGACAATTATTAGAGGGTGATTGGGCTGTAGCAGATGGTGCGGCCTTTTCTGAGTTTAGAAGTAACATACATGTCATAGAACCTTACGATATTCCTTCAGAATGGGTACGATTTAGGTCATGTGACTACGGGTACTCTTCTTACAGTGCGGTACACTGGTTTGCGATAGACCCAAGCTACGGTACTTTAATTAACTACAGGGAATTGTATCTCTCTAAGCACACAGGCAGAGACCTAGCTAAAGCTGTTATGGAAGCTGAAGGCTCTGAAAGAATACAATATGGGGTACTTGATAGCTCATGTTGGCATAATCGGGGCCAGATTGGTCCCTCTATAGCCGAAGAGATGATTGCAATGGGCTGTAGATGGCGTCCAAGTGACCGTACTAACGGTGCTAGGGTAGCTGGTAAGAACCGATTGCACGAAGTTTTAAAAGTAGATGAGATTACAGACTTACCGGGAATACAATTCTTTAATACATGCCGACAAATTATAGCGGATTTACCTGTACTTCCTAGTGATCCCCGTGGTTCTGACGATATTGACCCACGATACGCCTCTGACCACGCCTACGACAGTGTTAGATACGCTGTTATGAGTAG